CGCCCAGGGCATTATTGCCGCCGCTGCCGCCGTGACCGGCGTTATGAGCCTCGTCAGAACCGTCAGTGCCGCCGCCGTTGCCGCCACCGCCGCCAGCGCCAAAGGTTCCCCCGAAATATTCGCCGCCAGCCCCGCCGTTGCCGAGCGGACCGGCCGCGCCGCCGCCGCCGCCGCCCCAGCGTCCTCCGCTACCGCCGCTATATTTCACGCTGCCGATTCCAGAGCTGGCCGCTCCGCCTGGAGCGTTGGAGTTGCTCGTCACCAGCGTGCCGGCTTTCGCGACGATGCCGTTGCTCGCCGAAGTGGGCGCGGAGCTGCCGGCGACATTGAACCAGGTATCGCTCGCGGTGTGGGAATTGGAGGTGCTGCCGCCCTGGCCTATCTGCATGTGAGCGGTGCCGCCAAGGCTCAACGTGACGGTGCTCTTGCTATAGGCGCCCCCGCCGCCCGCACCATAAGTGGTGCTGCCGCTGCTGACGCCCCCCGCGCCGCCGCCGATCCCCTGGACGACGAAAGAGGTGAAGCCGGTATTGTTCGTCCACGTCGTGCCGGAGGTGAGTACTGTCAGCACCGGACAGGCGGACATCGGCGGCATCCCGACCGGACTCGCAAGCGCGACTTCGGCAACCGACACCGCGCGGGCGGTGATGCCCGTCAGCAGCGCCAGGCCGATGCACCAAAGCAAGCAGCGACGCATCGCGTACCTCTCAGTGATGAAAGTTGAGACCGAAGGTATTGATGGAGACGTCCGTACTGTCGTCGACCGACCAGCCAAATTCATCAACGGCATTCGCGGTTGTGGAAGTGCTGGGCACCGTCCCCCCAGGCCCTTGCCAGTAGCTACCCCAACTGACGGCATCGCTGCCGCTGCTCGACTGTTTGACCACGATCACGCCTGTGGGATGGCCCGACGAGGGCATATTCGTCGGGTTCGCGATCGTGCAGGGGCACGAGGCGTGCACCAGGTTGATAATGATGTACTGGCCCGCGCTCATGTCCGGGGTGAAGGTCGAGCCCGAGATTGCAGGGGTCTGATCACCCAACTTCTGGGTTGCCGGCCAGGTTTGCACCGTCGCGGTCGATAGCGATGCGGAGACCTTTCCATCACTCCCGACGGTCAGGCCGGTCGAGAAGGTGATCGGCCCCGAGACCGTCGTATCGGCGACGCCGCCGCCCGTCAGAAGCGCAAGCGTCAGCATCGCGGCGACGAGGCCGCGCCCCAGTTTCTTCATCTCTGAACAGCCTCTGTTAGAAGCGGCGGTACCAGCTCGTATCGGCGGCGCGGTAGCGCCAGGACATTCCGCCGTTGGCGGCGAGAAGCTGGCTGCCGCCGTAAACCGTTTCACCCGCAGCGCCGGTGACGGAAATCGCCGTGATCGCCTGCGTGGTGTTCAATTCGAACATCTGCCCTTCGGAGGGGCTCGGCGGCAGCACGATGTTGAGCGCCGCCAGCGTCGCCGACGGCTTGATGATCAATACAGCCAGCCCGGATGTGGTGGTGATCGTGTCGCCGGTTGACGGCGTGTGGTAGGATTGCGCCACGGTCCATGTGCCGACCAGCAGACTGCCGATCACCGTCATCAGGTCCGAGAGCATCGGCAGCAGCCAGGTGCGGAAACCGCCGTTCGGCATCGTCCTTTCGGTGCTGCCGTCGTCGCTGTAGTCGTTGCCGTTGATCGAGACCGTGCTCATCCGATGATTTCCTCCAGCGCGATCGGCACCTGGTCAAGACCGATATATTGGTAGGCAAAGAGTCCCGGATCGGTGAGCTGGGCGAGCATCGCGGTGCGCATCCAGTGGACTTCCTCGTCGGGATGCGGCAGCCAAATGATCGGCCGGTAAAGGTCGAACTGCCGGTGCAGCTCGAAATGCTTTGTCAGCGCCTCGTCGCGCGGCAGCGTGAAGCTACCCTTGAACGTCCGCGGTTTTGTCCGCGCGTCGAAATATTTCGCACCGCCGAGCGCTTCGGTCGAGACCGAGCGGTAGCGATGGCCGTAATTGGCGCCGAAATCGAAGTTATAGGTCACCTCATATTGCGCGGCGATCTCGAGATAGCCGGCCTGGATATAGCTGTCCGCATTGCCGGGGTCGGCGATGTCGATGCGGATCGCCTGCGCCAAATAATTCTGGGCGCCGACCCATATCCATTGCCAGATCGCACCCGCGATATCGCTGTCGAGATATTTACCGGTCCACCAGTTGTCGTCTTCCCATTCGAGGACGCCCCAGGGGTAGACTTCGGGCCACACGTCGTAGAGACCGCTGTCATAGACGACGGACGTCATTCCCGAGTCGGAATAGAGCCGCACCCGTATCTGCGCGCTGAGGCTGAAATTATGGCGCGGCAGGGCGATCAGACCGACACGCCGCATCTCGGTCGAAGTCGCCTCGATCACCGTATTCGCCGCGGTCAGGTCGACCGTGCGCGCGACGTAGGAGAGCGGCAGCATCTGAAGCTGGGTGATCGGGTAATCCGATTGCCACGAGCCGCCGGAGAGGGTGAAGAAGCCGCTGGTGCTGGGGAAGCCGAGGATCGCCCTGCGCTCCATGTCAGCCCCACAACGCCAGGGTGAGGATATTCGCGGCCGAGTTCGGCTCGATCCCGGTGATGACCATCGGCCGCCCGGCGTCATAGCCGAAACGGTTTTGCACGACCGAAACGGTTTGCCCGAGCTCGAATGCCGCCACCGCGGCGGGCGTGAGCGGCGTGTCGATCTCGACAAAATCCCGCCGCACCTTGAACAGCGCGAGGATGCGATCGGCCTCGGCCTGGGCCGCGGTCTGGTCGCGCAGCAGCGTATCGATAGTCTTGCTGAGCGCGCCCGGTGACGGCGTCTTCACCGTGTCGTCGCTCGACACGACCGAGCGCGTCGCGGCCGAGAGCCATGCCCGGCGCGTGTCGCTCACCGCGCCGGCGACGGCATCGCCCGACTGGACGGTCCAGTTTTTTCCATACGTCAGGGTCACCTGCCAGGTGGGCAGCCCTTTGTCGGGATCGTTGGTGGGCAGGAACCGGCACGCGATAATGTCGAATTCGCCTTGCGCCGCATCGCTGCCGAGACCGAACCGCCGCAATGTCGCGACGGGTGTTCCGGGGGCCTCGAAACGCTGCATCCGGAACTGTCCGAGCCGGTCGAACCCGTACCATGCGCCGATCGAGGACAGCACCGTGTCGAGCACCGAGAGGCACGTGGCGCCGCTATCGGTCACCGCAATGCCGATGACGCTCGAATTCGCGGTGTCGAGGGCCGTCACATCAGCGGTCTCCACGTCGGCAGGGTCGATCAGCCGCTCGACGATCCGTTTCGCGATCTGCGCCGCGGTGCGGTCGGCGCTCGTCGCGCCCTCGGTGATATCCGCGGTGATCGTGCCCGCCGCCGACGAGCCGCGCCGCATGTAGCCGCCGGATTTCCACACCCGGTAACCGCCCGATGACGGCGCGCTCGCCTCCATATCGGATTGGCTGGTGTAGTCGGTGCCCTTGGTGAGCGCGATGCCCTTGTCATACAGCGCCGGCACGTCGACGACGGCGCCGTCATTGGCCTGATCCTCAAGCCGCGAGGTGTTGACCATCGGCACGGTGAGATTGAGAATCTCACCGTAGATCAGCGGCTTTGGCCGCCCGGCCAGGTCATCGACGCCTTCGAGGCCCGCCGGCAGTGAATTGTTGCCGGCATAGGTGTCGGTTTGGATCGGCTGGGCGAGGTCCTGGAGCCGGTCGCGCAGCTTGATCGTGACCGTCGCCAGGTCGAACAGAGCCTGACCGACCGTGCCGACGATCAGCGAGACGAAATCGCTGTAGGCGGCGTCGGCGTCGCCGACCAGCACGACGTATCGCTGTCCGGCGAGGCCGTAATCCCGCAGATTGTCGAGCGCGCCATCGGGGTTGGCGAGGACGAGGTCGGTCGTCGCGATCGAGTTCTCGCCGCCGGTCGTGTTGCGCGCGAAAATGTCCCGGCGGAACGTCGGCAACGCGGTGAGGCGGTCGAGATAGGGACCCGGCGCGGTCGGATGGGTGTAGCCGACCGAGCCGAAGCGCAGGGTTTTGAGCGCCCCCGCCACGGTGTCGTAGGCATCGATCTCGATGAGGTAGGCAAGCCCGGTCATGCGGTCAGCCGATCGCGTTCACGAGGGCGCGGGCGCTGGCGACATTGTTGTCGTTGATCGCGCCCAAACCGGCTGCGATCTGGCCAAAGCCGGCCGCGCTCATCGCGGTGAGATTGTTGATCGCCGCCAGGACCGATTTGAGCGTACTGCCGAAATTGTCCCAACCGGCGCGCAACTGATCGATCGAGGCGCGCACCGCGTCGAACGACCCCTGAAGCTGATCGACGTGGCTGCTGACGGCCGACGCGCCGGTCGATATCGCATTCACCGTCGATGTCCCCGCGAGATCGATGTGGTTGCCGAGCGTCAGGATGTTGTCGTTCACCGCGTTGATGGCTTGTGCGCTCGCAGCGCTGGCGCCGTCGGTGACCGTGGCTGCCGTGCCGGTGAGCGCGATTGTCTGGTTGCCGCTGGTGATCGTGCCGACCGGGTTCGCCTGCGTCTGGCTGGCGTTGAGCACGCCGGGCAGCGCTGCCAGATCGGCCTGCACCTCCTGGAAGATCGCCTGGCCCTGGGCGCTCGACGCATAATAGGCCGAACTCGCCTGCAACAGCGCCTGCGCGGCATTGGTGATGCCCTGCAATGCCGTAAGATCGCCCGATCGCGCGAGGCCCAGCTCGGTCTGGTACTGGCTCTGCGCAGCGCTCAGAGCGCTCTCCGGCGAGGTATAGGCCGATTGGCCCGTCTGCAACGAGTTCAGGTAATCCCGAATCTGCGCCCCGGCTTGCAGGACATTGTTGAGCTGTTGCTGCGCGGCGGCTTGATCGGCCGCTGCCTGGGCCGCGGCATTGGTCGCGGCGATCGCCTTGTTCGCCTCGTCGACCCATTCGCCAAAGGCCGGGTTTAGCGCGTCGAGCGCCTGGCGCGCCTGATCGAGCTGGGTCGGGTTCAATCCTTCCAGGATCGTCAGCGCCGACTGATGCTCGGTCTCCTGGATCTGCTGCGCCTCGATGCCGGTCGGGCTGAGACCGAGCGACGGTAGCTGCGCCAGGGCGGCCTGCGCGGTCTTGTCGAGATCGTTCAATTGCGCAATGAAGCCTTCACCGATCGCGTTGTAGTAATCCTGCATCGCGGAATACTGGAAGCTCTGCGCGGCCTGCGCTTGGGTCAGCGCCTGCGTCGCCGCGACGGCGGCTTTCGCCTCGTCGATCCATTGGTCGAAGGCGGGATTCAACGCGTCGAGCGCCTGGCGGGCCTGATCGAGCTGATCCGGGGTCAACCCCTCCAGGATGGTCAGGGACGATTGATGCTCGGTCTCCTGGATCTGTGTGGCTTCCTTCCCCGACGAGCTGAGGCCAAGCGTGGGGAGCTGCGCCAGGGCGGCCTGCGCGGTCTTGTCGAGATCGTTGAGCTGCGCCAGGTATCCCTGGCCCGTTGCATTCAAATAATCCTGATTGACCGAGTAGGCGAAATTGGTCTGCTGGGCCAGATAAGCCGCGCCGCCGCCCGCCGCGATGAGCGATTGGGTCAACTGCTGCAGGTTCTCGTCGATCCCGCCGAACGCCGTCTGCACCTGCTGCAACTGCGTCGGCGACAGGGCGCTGAAGATCGAATTGAGCGCGCTCTCATAGATCGCGGTGTTCTGCTTGATGACGGTCGCATCGTCGCCGATCCCGAGCGCGCCCGCCTCGCGCTGGTTTTCGCTGAAGGTGCCGAAGGCTGCCTTGGCCTGATCGATGAAATCGCTGCCGCCGTTGACCGACTGATCATAGGCATTTTGCAGGGCCGTCTTGAAGTCGCCCTGCAATGTCGCGGTCGCTTTCGCCAGCGCGTCGTTGACCGGGTCGAGCGAGAGGCCGAATTGTTGCGCCTGCTGCGAGATGGTGGCGAAGGTCGAATTGACCTGGTTGATCGCCTGCTCGAACGGCCCGGCCACCCCGGTTTTGAGGTCCTGGATCGATTGCGGCAGACCCTGGATCGAGCTGAGCGCGGTTTGCGTCGCCTGGGCCAGATTGTCATACGCGCTGGCGAACTGGACCGCCGCCTGAAGCTGCGACGGATCGGTGACGGTCGACAGCACCTGGCGCAGGGTCGGCCCGACCTGCGACAGATCGAGACCCTGGATGATCTGCTGCTCGATCGAGTTGATCGCGGTGTTGACGTCCGGGAAGGAGTAGGTGTTCTCGCCGTTGTCCCCCATGCCCAGCACGACCTTGATGCCGTCCCTGGTGCCGGATTGAGGGATGATGTTGCCGCCCGGCAGCGTGCCCTGCGGCAGGATTTGCAAAAGTTCCTGCACGAAGGAGGAGAACGCCGACGCCATCTGCTGGACGTCCTGGTCGCTCTGCGCCACGCCGTTCGAGCTGAGCGCGCCGACCTGCCCGTTGGTCAGGTTGATGTTGGTCGCCGACTCATTATTCGCCGGCTTCCCCCCGAACAGACCGCCGAAGATATTCCCCAAGAGGCCGCCGGCGATCGCGCCGACCGGCCCTGCGGCGGAGCCGAGGATCGATCCCAGCAGGCTGCCCCCGGCCAGCCCGCCGACGAGACCGCCGGCGCCGCTCAAGAGCGTGCTGGCAATTCCGGTATTGCCGGTGAGCAACCCTGCCAGAGAGCCTATCGTCCCGCCGAGACCCGCGAAGCCCAAGGCGCCCGTCAGGGTCGTGGTGCCAAACAGGCCGGGAGCGGGCGGCCCAATAAAATCACCAACCGGCGCTCCAGAGTAGAAACCAAGCGACGGCCCGATACTGTTATTCAGCCAGTTGGTGATGTTGCTGAAGGCGCCACCGGTGCCGCCGAACAAATTGGACCCGCTGTTGGCGAGCGAACCGACGTTCGACAGGGTGCCGATGACGTTGCCGTCCTTATCTTTCAGCACCTGGCCGGTGCCGGTCGACGACGACGAACTGCCACCAAAGAGGCTGCCGAGCCCAGACAACAACCCGGCACCCGAGAATAGCGACCCGAAACTCTGCGCTGCGCCGGTGAAGCCCAATAGCGACAGCACCGAGCCGATCGCCGGCTTGATCACCGACAGCGAGATGAGCTGCGCCTCGATCTGCGCAATGACGGAATGAAAAATCGAACCCCACGAGGTGATCTTCTGACCATCGAACGCGGCTTCGAGGTTGTTCGTGATGTCCTGGTCGATTGTGTTGCCGATCGAGGTCAGCGTGCTGTTCACGCGCTGGGCATCGGCATTGACATCGCTCCAGGCAATTTTTGCCTTTGCCAAAGCGTCGGTGCTCGCGATCAGCTTCTGATACTCGGCGTCTTGATCGGTGAGCCCCTTGCCCTGCAAATATTGCTTGGCCTGCAAGAGCGAGACTTGGCGGTTGATCTCGTCGCTCGTCTGCCCTGCATACTGCGCTTCGAGCTGGTAGACCTGGATCTGATTGTTGTTTTGATTGACCTGCTGGTTGATCTGAAGCGCCGTCTGCGCGGCGTCATTCGCCTTGAGCTGAGCCTCGATCTGCGCGGTGAGCGCGGTTACCCGGTCGATATCGGCCTGATTGCCCGTCGCCATCGCCTTGGTAAGGGCATCCTGCGTAATCGCGGTCGCCTGGTTCTGAATCTGCTGATCATGGAGCTTGGCCGTACCCTGCGCCGCCGCGTCCGCGAGCTGCTGCGTGGCAGCGCCTTGCTGAGCGAGAGCGGGAAGCGTCTTGGCCGCCGCCGCGAGAGCATCCGCCGCCTGCCGTTCGAGAATTTGGTTGTAGGCCGTCTGGACCGGGATGCCAGTTTTCAGATTGTCCGTCTGGGCCTGGGTCATCGCGGCAGTCCGCAGGCCGGCTACTTCGCTCTGCTTATAGGCCGCGGCGCTATCAACCAAACCCTTGGTCTGAAGGTCGGTAAGCGTCGACTCCTTTTGCAGATTGATGAGGGCGACCTGACGCGTCTGATCGGCTTTTACCTGCGCCTGGTCCATGGCATCCCACCATGGGAGCTGGGCTCGGATCGCTGCGTTGTAGGTCTCCGTGTAGGTTTGGCTGGCCTGTTGTTCTATGTTCCATTTCTGTGCGTTGGCAATCGCGTCCTGATAATCGCGATTGAGCTGCTTCAATGCCTCGTCTTGCTCAGCCTGCTGTTGCGGCGTTCCGTTCGGATCATTGACGAGCGATGAGGAAGTGATGCCCGGAATCGGGGTGTTCAGCGGCGCATCATACGGGATGGCGGGAGTTTGGGTCGCGCTCGGGAACATGCCCGAGCCGTATTGACTCGCGGCAGCCGAAGCGGCTGTCAAATATCGCCCATACGACAGGCTCGGGTTCGTCGTCGTGAACGTGCTCCATGGCGTGAAATTCGTGCCGCCGTTGGAAATCGAATAGGCGAGGTTGAGCGCTGTCTGCGGGTCGAGCGCGGATTGCGCAGTGGAAAGACCCCATGCCGCGCCATTGATCTGAGTGAGGCCATAGGAACCTAGCGGGTCGCCGTAATTGATGTTGCTCGGGTTCCCGCCGCTTTCGGCCAACGCGATGGCGGTGATGATCTGGGCCGATTGTCCCGTGAAACCTGCATTAATCGCGAATTGATAAATCTGCGCGGCGGAGAGCGTCTGCGACCCGCTGACAGCCGGGACACTCGATCCGGAGACGCTCGGCACGAAATTCAGCGCGCCACCAATGAGGGGCAAACCGGCATTCGATCGCATCAGGTCATTCAACGCTTGGGGCGTCGTGGCGATCGGTGTTCCTTGCGGGGTGCCGATCGCCGGCCACGCCGGCACATTGGGACTTGGCGTCGCTGGGCCGCTCATGTTCGGCGCAAACGGCATCGCGGCGGCTTCGGCATCCTGTGATACCGCGGCTTCCATCGTCGCCTTGCCCGACACGACCGCGGCCATCGCATTGACAATCCCGATCAACGCGTCGTGAACCGCATCGAAAGCTTTGGTGTTGGATAACGTGTCGAGCAGATGGCCCCACGCGCCCGAAAGCGTGTTGGTGGCGGTGCTGGCGTCGCCGAGCGATTTCAGATGATCGCCCGCGATCTTCTTCGTCAGCGCGTCGATCGCTGCATTAAGTGCGCCAGCTTGATCGCCATGCGCTTTCATCTCCAGAATGTTTGTTGCCTGCGCCGCGGTGAGCGCGCCGACCTGATAATCGAGCTTCAGGACGCCATCGACACCGCCGGAGATCGCGGCATCGAACTTACTCGCCGCATCCGGCACCTTCACGCCCAACGCCGCGCTCAAATCAATGACTACTTGCGAAATATCTTGAACCGCAGCTTGGTTGAATAACGGGTTGCGGGCGATTGTGAGCAAAACTTGGTTGGCATCGCTACTCGCTACCCCGATATCCCTCAGCCCTTGCGCGACCTGCTGAAACTTTTGTGCAGTTCCGGCTGCATCCGTTACTGTGGACTGAAGCGCCAGCTCAAATTGCCGGAGCTGGGCTTTGTTTTCCTCATAGCGGCTCTCCAATATCAACAAGCCGGCCGCCAATCCACTCACCGCGGCAACAGCGAGCCCTATCGGACTTACGAGCGCGCTCAGAATACCCGATAGCCCAGTACCACCTTGCGCAAAAGCGCCGATGGCTTGGGCACCCTCCATGGTTGCCACACGAGCAGCAGACATTCCTGAAGCGATAGCCTGAAAACTATTGACCGCAGCAGCGCGAAGCTCGTCCAAGCCTTGTTTATTGAGCCCGAATGATCTCGTACTCGCGTTCGTCGTGTCAGTCAGGTCTTTAAGCGCGCCACTTTTCTCGGCCTGAGTTGTGAGGGTCCCGAGCGCGTCTTTTGCAGAAAGAGACCCCGCCGCGAGCCCGGCCGCCGCGGTCCTTACGTCACTCAGCCGAGACGTCAGCAGTGCATTTTTCGAGTTGAATTCGTCATAAGTGATCGCCCCCTTCATCATCTGCTGGGTCAGGCCGTTCATCGCCGTTTGGACGGCAATCGTTTCCTGGCCCAGCTTCTGGGAGGCGAAAAAGACCGGGTCTAGTCGCGAGAGATAATTGTCGGCCGCACGCTGCGCTGATGTGAATCCCTGGGTCAGTTGAGACATCGGCGCGACGCCATCGGCTGTCGCCGCCGCGGCATTGCGCTGCGCCTGTTCCTGCTTCGCCTGACTCGCAGCGAAGCGATCGGTCGCCTGCTGGGCGACCTGCATGGCAGCCGTGTACTGCGCGGTGCCTTCTTCGACACCGACCAGCTTGACGACGATTTCGGTGACGACTTGATCTTCAGCCATGCGATCGGCGCTCGGTTGAATTCGTGGCCGCTGATTCTGCGATCAAGGTAGGGCGCTCTATGGTAATAACGGGGGCAACCAACGGCATGGACCAATCCCCATCCGGGGGTTAGGCAGGCGAAGCGTTGGCGCGCCTCGCCTGGCTGTTACGTGTCCTAAGCGCTACCGCGAAGTGATCATGTCCCCAAACGGTCAGGAAATCGCCCGATGGTTATTTATTATTTTTGCTGTTGTATTGGGTGTTTTCATTTTCCATGAAATGCACCGGGAGGCTGCCGTTTCTGCTGCAAAAAGTCCTGTTTCGACAATTTCCTCCGCAGATTGCGACCCTAAATCCCCCTCATGGGTTCAATGTCTGGAGGCTGGGGCGCGGGGATCGGCAGTCCCTTTACGTGCACCCGAACTGCCGAAACCTAACCCGGAAGAACAGCGTGTTTCCCGCATGTCACAGCTTTTAGGGAGTGGCTCTACGAATTCTTATGATGAGTATGAAAAGCTCTGTTCTCAAGCGACTACCGAGCCCGTAGTCGGGATGACGGTATTGCAAGCTAGAGCAACAACTTGGTGTTTCCCGTGCGAGAGGCATAAAACCACTACAGCCTCCGGCACCCGCGTTCAAGAAGTGTATGCGATATCTTTACTGGCAGGATGTAGTGGCTACCGTCATCGCTATCTCTATTTTGAAAACGGCATCCTGACTGCGATCCAAGACTGATCCCTATATTTTCCCTCCCGACACACAATAGGCAGCGGACTCGACTCGGTTTTGTTTCGGGAGGTAAGCTCACGCAAAACGGGACGTGGAGCGAGGGACGCCGTGCATATTCTTTTAGGCATCATCTGTCTAATCGCGATCCCAATCATTATCTCGGCCGCGAACTCCGCACACAGACAACAAACTGGCGTCAATATGCCCTCGCGGAACGCAATGCGGCGCATCCGGCGAAACGCCCGCCAAAAAGGAATTAGCAACGAAGCGGCATACAATAACTGGCTTTCAAACAAACAGAAAAGACGACGGTGATCTCACTATTCCCGTTTCTCGCTCATCACTTTCAAAAAAACCCGGTCCAGCGCCTTCAGCGTTCCGACCTCCCAAGGCGTGGGCTTCCGCCCGGTAAGCCTCACCCAGGCATCGATATCGGGATAAGTGATCGCTGCCACACCGAAGCCGCCGGCCGGCCTCGCGTCATTCAACTCGCAAAACCACCGCCAGAGATAGATGCCGCCCTCGGGGAACGGCGGCCCGGCAAGATCAGCCTCGATCTTGGCGATCTTGCCGGGGTTCCTCTCGCGACTGAGTAGGCCCTCAAGATGATCCCGATCGGAAACGCCATTCTTGTCGGCGCGGGATAGGCCGAACTGATGCTCCGCGAACTCGATCAGCCCTGTGCGGAGCGCTTCGTAAAACTGTCATCGGCCGCGAAGTGCTGAGCGAGCTGGTTGTAGACGCGCCCATAGGCCGGATCGAGCAGAAGCTTTCGCACGTTCTCCTGGGAGAACGGGTAATCGGCGCCGTCGAGCCGCACTGGCGTCCAGCCGAGCACTCGCTCGCCGAACAACCGGACGTTTTCCTCTCGGACGTCATCCGGCGACCGCTCGGGCTCGATCCATTTCTTCCGGTTCACCGCCGCTTGTTCTTTCTGGCGCGCGGTGCGCAGGACTTCCCGCGCCTGGCGATCCGACTGGGCGATCGTCACCGGGTGGCCCGGACCCGCGAGCGTCCAAACCCACGACGTCGGATTTCCGGTGACAGGATGAACGATGGCCAATTCATCGGTATCCGTGGAACGCAGCTCGGAAATGTCGAAGACCTCGGCCTTCCGGGCGGCGGTATCTTTGCTCATGATACAATTCTCCAATCGGGAGGTTGGAATAGACGATCGGGCCGAAAATGCCCTTACGACGCGTTCGACACCTGGAACCTCGCCATCACGGGATCAAAGCCGCTGCCATGATCATCCAGACCAACGAGCGCGGCGGGGATCGAGATCGTCTGAGTGCGCGGGCCGCCGGCCTTGTTGAGCGCCGACTTGTCGACACCGCCCAGCGTGAAGTTGCCGATATACAGCGAGACGAAATCCTTCGGCTCCGCCTCGTTTTCGACCGCGAGCATCTGGAGCGAATAAACCGTCTCGTCAGCGAAATCCTGGACGCGTTGGAGGTCCTGTCGCAGCGCCGTCAGGTTGATCGCCACGGACATCTGCCCGGAGAAAACGTCAGGCGAATAGGGCGATGCGGCGGTGCCGAACGTCTCCGGGGCATTCACGCCGATATCGAGCGTCACGTCGAAGCTGGTGAGATCGACGATATCTTCGCCGTTCACCCGCAGTGTCGCATTGGCAACCGAGAGCGGAACGCCCGTCGGCTCGGTCGGCGACGTAAAGAAGGGGGCGCTCGAATCTGCGACGGTCTCGAATTGCCCGGTGCCGACCCAGGTCGTATCGAGTGTGATGATGCCGTTCGGCTGCATGGCGAACTTGAGCGTCCCCCATTTGGCGTCGGTGAACACCTCCGAGCCGTCGATATCGAGGTCGGCTTCCTCGATGGTGAAATAGCGCTCGACGAGAGAACCCGCCGCCGGATTGATCAGCGTGCGCCCGGTCCTGGTGATTTCGCAGGCCGTGTCGGGCGTTGCGTTTACCGTCAGGGTCTCCGCAACGGTGATCGTGGTGGCGTCGAGCGCGGTCACGCGCAGGTTCCGGCTGTTGTTCCCTGTCGAAGCGTGATTGGTGAGCCGGATCACATCGCCGACGCGAAAGCCCAAAGATATCGGGCTGCCGCTGTCGAGGACGATCGTATTTGCGCCAGTCGTGATGGACGTGAAATCGCTTTGGGTCACCTGCATGTCGGCGCTCGACCAAGTCCCGCGCATTACCGCCTGGAGAATGTCGTCGGCGAGCCCGAGCGAGAGTTCGGACGTATAGGTTCCGCCGGTCTTTTGTATCCCGTGGCGCCCACGGCTCATCATTCCGTCGCGGCGCACCTCGTTACTCTGGGTCGTCGCCTTTGTCAGGCGACCGCCCTGGCCGCCAGCGTTACGCAGGATGCGCGCGCTACCGCCCGTGGCCTGAGAGCCCAATCCCGATTGCACCTTGTACGCGATGTAGCCGTTGCTCTGGCTCTGGAAGGGCATGATGAGTCTCCCGGTGAAAGGATTCGCGGCCCGGTACCGAAAGCCGCGCACGCAAAACAAAAAGCTCGATTTGTGATCTATCCGGCGTAGTAGAAGTCGAACGGAACGCTCGTCATCAGGACGAAATAGTTTCCGTCTTCCACGCTCGCCACGCCGTCATACACGCTGAAATCTTGGGTTCTGACCAACTGATCGCCGGAGCGGCCAAATTCGGCCCTCTGAAAGAGCAGCGACAATTCATCAGCGATGGTCAGCGCGGCCTCTATGCCGGAGCCCTTCCGCGCCAGCACATAGAAGCGGATCAGGCCGGGATGGATAAAGAGGCGGCTGCCCGGCTTGCCGAAAGCTTCCAAAGCGTTCCGGCCGCCGATAATTTCGGCCTCGATATAGATCGCGGGCCTGCCGTTGTCGACCGGAGGTTTGAAATCCTCATTCTGCCATCGTACGGGGCAGCTCGAAAAACCCGCAGCGAGATATGCCTTGATCGCCGCGACCGCAGGCGCGAGCACGTCAGGCGGCCTTTGCCGTGATGACGAGACAAGGAAAGCGGTTCTCCCGCGTCTTCACGACCGCGCCGAGCGCGCCTCGGTCGCCAAATGTGATCTTGGCGATGTTGCCAAACCGGCGCTGGAGGTCTTTCGCGGAGATTTCATAGACGCCATCCGGTGCTTGTACCGACAAACCGGGCCGGCGCGTCTTTTCGTGACCCTCCGATCCAGTTCCTTTGAGTAACCGGCCGCCCGCATTGCCCTTGGCGAAGCGGAAGCCGCCCTCGATTTTTCTCGCGTACTTGCGCATGTTGATGATCACAACCTCGTCCGCCGGGCTGATATCGACAACTGCACCCTCGGTTGTGGCGTCACGGCGCTGGCCATTGACGAACAGCCAATGATCGTCCCGATAATGGCCGCCCTCGTCGGGACCAACCGGCGAGCGCTCGATGAGCATCTGAAACGCCGCGTCGACAACGTGACCGAGAAGATCAAACTCCGTCAGCGTGACGAGCTGTGCATCGTCGACCGGCCTGTTCGGCGAACCGTCAACATATTGATGGATCGGCGCTTCCTGCCCCAGCGCTGTGCGGATTGCCGCTTGATTGGCGGCTACCTTTTCCTTCGTGGTCTCGACGAGCTGCTGCCGCGACGCCACGGTGATCCTGTCCGCGAGCGCCTTGATCCTCGTGGAAGTGAAAGGACTTGCCGTGGGCATCAGTCTTAAACGAAATCGGGTGGCAAATCGGCCCAGCAACCAAACCAAGACGACTGCTGACGGACAGCCGGCTCGCGCGCAAATTCGACGAGCCGTGTCGCCGGTGGGAATTCGCCAGCTTCAATCGACCGCCAGCCCTCGCGCCGAAATTCGGTATCAGTCATCCTTATCCCTTCGCCCTCAGCACATAGGCGACCAGCGTGCCTTCATCCGACCGGGTCGCATCATCGGGGAACGTGATCGCCAGTTCCTTGCCCTTGTCCGCGAGCAGGAGCTTGTCGTCTTCGGTGACCGGAAGGCTCAAGCCCGCATTCACCAGATCCTCGACCAGCACTACGGCCGTGTATTCATACTGCTCGATATCGCCGATTAAGACTGCGGCGCCATCGCCCCGAACATTTGCCCGCGCCTTGTAATCGGTGAAGGTTTGGTCCTGTCCCGACCCTGAATCCCGCCGGATATAGACGGTATCCTTCAGCGTGCGCCGATAAAGGGATTGGGTTCGCTGAAGCGGCATCAGCCCACCGTGAACGGTTTTATCTTCGCCATCACGCTCGGCGGGAGATCGCCAGATTGACCGATGGCTCCGACCCAATATGAAAAGCTCGCAACGCCATCGATCGATTCCGACCGCAGCGCAGGATCGCGCCCGCGCGAAGCCCAGTAGGACGCGACCAGATCGATGCAGGCCGCCTCAAGCGAGGCGGGAAGATCGCGGCCGTCGTCAGCCGGCAACAGATATCCTGCAACATACTCTATCGCGATACTTTTCCGGCACCACCATCGCCGCGGATAGCCGCTCTCAGTCAGCCGATAGACCACGCCGATTTCGGGGTCGAAACGGTAATGAGCGGTGTCCAGCGTCTCAGCGCCATCGATTGTCACGCTTACTATGCTGACCACGGGCCAACGCCGCAGGAACAATCTCTCGGGCTCGCTCGGACGGCTGTCGCGATAGAATGTCTCGGTAATAGTTTGTCGCCCCAGTGACGGTCGGACGCGCACAGCGATATCCGAGGACGCCTCGTCGATCTTGGCGCTCAGCAACGTGTCCGTGTCGGTCCCAGTGATACCCAGCTCTTGCTTGATCCGATCAAGGGTCGCGAGTTGAGTGTTCTCGGCCGGTGCCGTGATGACTAAGGTCGAATTCATGCCGCCAGCCCCATGTGGCGGCGCGCCCACTCGGCCATAAACGTTTTCCGGCGACCGCGGAAGTGAACCACGGTCGGCATACCGGCATGGTCGCCGACATGATCCGGCGCCCAGTTGTGAGCCTCACAAGGCAACTCGCAGTAATCGAGGCCCGATGTCTTCAGGGCCGCATAGAGCGCCCGCTGATCATCGCCCCATTCGAGCGGGCGACGATCGAGCGCGGCTTGCCAGACCGGCGCGCAAGTCGGTCCATCCGCACAGAAAATAGTGCCTGTGTTCATCGGGCAATCGGAGAACGGCCCGATCGTCACGGCGAGATCGCCCACGAAATACGGGCGCGGATCACGGGTCACGAGGCAGTCGGCGCCGACGAGCAAGACCGGCCCTGGCGTTACGGCCAGAAACTGCCGCTGGCCGTCCAAAAGCGCCAGCATCAGATTTTCCGGCAGATCGAACCGCGTTGTCTCCAATGGCGCTGGACGGTTTCGGTCGCTGATTACGACATGGCGCAGACCGAGCCGCCGGCACGACGCATCCAGCATCATCAGCAGGGCATCGTAGTCGCAGCCCCACTTCTCGAAACGCGGCGCAAAGAAGCTGGCGACGATCACAGGATCGACGCCTTCCATTCGCGGGCATGCGGCTCTGCCGCATAGATCGAATGCCAGTCTTCGACCTGCGCCCGCGCTGGGAAGCCTTTCGCCATGAGGCCCGCCGGAACGTCGCGGGTGACGACGGCCGCCATCGCGATCGTGGCGCCATCGCCAATGGTGACACCGGGCCGCAACCGCGCGCCGGCGCCGATCACGACATCCGAGCCGATCCGGCAGGGCGTGACGCCTTTCCACCGATAACCGCGCGGGCGGTCATCGTTGACCGCGAGGACCTGGACCGAGACGAAGCACCGATCGCCGACGATCGTTCCGCCCGAGATGTGTGTATCGTCCATCAATTGGCAGTCGTCGCCAACTACAGCATCATAGCCGATCTTGACACCACAGCCGATGACGCAGCGCTTGCCGATCCTCGCGCCCTCGCGGATATGGGCGTAGGGGCAGACCTGCGTATCCTCGCCAATTTCCGCACCGGCATAGACGATGGCATAGGGGCCAACGACAACGCCCGGGGCAAGCGTGACGGGCGGGAGATTGTTGTCGATCGGCTTGGCGAAGGCGTGGCCACGCATCGGCTCGAACCAGACAAGCGCCGTCGCATGGACGCGGGCGCCGTTATCGAGGTTGAACCATCGCCAAGCGTCATTGCGCAGGACTTGCAATTGATCGTCCATCATATCCTCAACGCCTCGGTCAAGCTCGCAAAGCGAAAATCGGTGATCGCGGATTGCGGAGTCGCGTTAACCACCTCGACGTTCAGACGCTTAAACACGCCAGCCATACCGCGCCACGCCGGGAGATAGCGGTCGCGAAAGGCCGCCAAGTCATGCTGGTAATAGTCATCATGACCGTGCGTGCGGCCGTTGACGGCCTGCGCCTCAAACCCGATCAGCACGATCCGCCTGGCACCCATGACGGCCGCTAGGCAGGCCGCGCTATGGCCGCTTGATGCGCCGACGTGATCGGGGAAGGCTCCCAGGCGTTCGACCAGGGCGGTGAAATCGATACGCTTTACCGCATCGCCCAGCCGGGCCTTTGCGTTCCGGTTGCTGGTGATGATCGGCCCCGGCCAGCCGTGGGCCAATTCCGGCCGGTTTTCGTTCCAGGAATTGTCGGTGAAATAGAGCGGGTCATTGGCCGTCGCAATCGGGCGCACCTTCCGGCACCCGCTGTTGATCGCAATGAGCCGATGACCACGCAGCACGTCGAGATCAAGATCGGCGAGGCTTGGGCCGCCACCGATCAGCACGACCGTCAGTCCCTCGAACGACCGATCAGGCGCCCAGAACGGAACCGGCGTCGGTGCGCCGTCGATCACGACCTGGCGCGGCCCCACGTAGCGGATACCGCGGCCGTCGCCGGCTATCACGCCGGCCTGGCCCGGCGCTCGACCTCGGCCGCGATCACATCGTCGGCTGCGGCGGCACTATCCACAGGCTCATCAGTCAGCTTGCGAGCCAGGGCAAATCGCGCCATGTGGTGCTGGTCCCGCCAGTCATCGGGGATTTCGACAGGCTCTGGCCCTGTTTCCTCGATCGTCGATTCCGGCCGATCCGCCACGATCTCGGCGACGCCGCGGCGCAGCCAACGATCAGCTTCATCGGCCGAGACGTCGTGCTCGGTACCTTTGCGGTAAGGCTTGTCGGCCCAATCCCGCGGCAACTTGGGATCGACGGTAAAGCGGATGCGCGGCATGGCAAATCCTCAGCAAAGGAGAAGCGGCCCGGCGGGGCCGGAACCCGCCGGGTTTTGTTTCCGCTACGGTCTAATCGATGATCGCCGAAGGCATGTTCTCAGGCGCTTCGACTTGGTATGGGTCAGAAAGGATGTACCAAATGGTGCCGATCTGACCGTCCGTGCTGGTGCCTACGTCGCCGATCT